AAATTATTTTCTTTCATCTTACGACCTACTTCCATATATTTCTTTAACAATTTGTATCCTAGTGTAGTATTTCTATAATCTGGTTCTACCCACCAAGCTAATTCTTTTAGTGTCTTTATGTGTGGTAACCATGGATCACTGCAAATCTGTGCAAGTAACATGCCCTGCAATTCGCCATCCGCTTCTCCAACTATAACACAACCATTTTGCAACAATGATACTAGATAATTTCTAACACCTCTGTCATTGTATTGTGGATTATGATAATCTTCAACTGGTGCACTGTTGGCAAAGTTAATCATCATCTCCATAATTCTATCAAAATCTTTCAAATCTGCAAATCTAACCATATCTACACCTTATCGTTCATTAAAATTATAATCTTCAAAGCCGCCACGGCCTCCGCCTCCGCCTCCGCCTCCGCCTCCATAACCTTGTCCACCAACATACTTCTTACCAAAGTCAAAGCTGGTGTTGGTTAGGTCTGCTACACGATCAAAGCTGATGTCGCCTGGATAATAACGTTTTCGATCTGTGCTGTTAGTTCTTTGTCCACTAATCTTGTTTTGCAACACAGTGTTGATACTTGCACAACTTACTGTAATTGTGTTTACTAAATCGCCATCTAAGAAACTTGTGGTTTCATCCACACTGAAATTTGTGATAACACCGCGATAACGTTCATACATTGCATTAGCAATAGGCTGCATGGTGTTAACATCAAAGAATCCACGACGCACAACTACGTTGCCACCTTTGATTGGATAGCTTAACACTAGATCCATGTAGTTGACATCACTGGGAATACCACTTAGCTGTATCTGCAAGTCACCATTAGTAACCTTAAGGTCATCAGTGATTGAACCTAACTGTAAGAACGCACCTAGCTCTGTGTAGGTATTACCGTTGTATGTAATAGGCTTATAAGCACTGCTGATGTAATAGGTTGTAGGCACAAAGTTAGCATTCAGTGTTAGGTCAATAAACACTGCATGACTAATACTTGTATTGGCAACCTGAGGTATACTAGTTGACATGTTTAATCCTCAATCACTTCCACTAATTCAAAATTGTCTGTCCATTCCAAGTAACCACCTGGCACCACACGATAGCTGGGCTTCTTGGTCATTACCATTTGCCAAGTAACAAACTTACCAACAATGATACCTGCACCAACCTCAGTATAACCACTTTGGTCAATGAATGGTCTGTTAATTGGAACTTCTACAGTGCTTCCTGCACCGCGTAGCACACGGCTTGTTACAGTATATGGATACTTGTAGTTGCCTGCCAATTGAATAAAGTCACCTGGTTCAAACACTACCTTAGTGCCACCTGTAATACCACTTACGTTTAGTGTAATGGTTAGCGCATTAGCACTGGCTACTGTAATTGTGCTTAGTTCTGTGCCAGTTAGTGTGCCTTGATAGCTGGTGATATAAGACAAATTGGGATTTGTATTACCAATGTCCACCACTTCTAAGAACACACGATCTAATCTATCAATTTCTTCAATAAGGTCACGTGAGTCAACCCAACGCATACCTGGGCGTGGCTCCACAATCATCTGCCATGGAGTGTTGTTGGCTACACTACTGATCTTAACTTGTCCGCTGCGGCTTACACTTTGACCAGCTAGTTTGCGACGAACAAATTCAATGCTCATTGCATTGTCAATTATTGTTTGTAAACTCATCGTGGTAATCTCCTAGCGCCAGCTTGTGTTACGCTGTAAATAAACTCTGGATCACGTGCTACCAATTGCTTGAAGCTCATTGCGTCCACAGCTTGAATGTTATACACCACTTGTGTGGGTGCATTATTGCCAAAGCGTCCATTGGCCATTACAGTGCCTGGACCACTGGGAACGAATAGTTCTGGACCACGTTCACCAACAATGTAAGGTTGTCCTGCCATAACTGGACCACCCACTGCTCTTGCTCCTGGTGTTGGTGCTGGGATACCTAGGAAGCCTCCTAACAATCCGCCACCACCAAATAACTGTAGGAACAGTCTGTTGGCTTGCATTTTAATAATGTCTGCCATTAAGCTGCGGAATAGATCCTTGAAGCTTAACTTACCTGTTTCCACAAACTTGAGGATAGCACTGCTGAATCCATTCATTGCAGTGTTGAAAATTTGTTGTGCATATGCAGCTTCGTCTAGGATTTGACGTGTGGCATTGCGTGAAGCTTCAGCAAGTCCTTCGCTAAAGCTCATTAGTAATTCTGTCTTTTTACGTTCTGCTTCTGTAACTTGATCCAATGACGCAAGTTCAGCATCGCGGCGTGCATAGATGTTTGCCAAACGTGTGTTAAACAAACCTTGATCCATGTTTGCACTTTCTTCACGCAGGCGTGCTTCATCATCACGTGCCTTGGCATTAATCTTTTGTGTTTCAATTGCTTGACGCTTTTGATAATCAAACAACATTGTTCTAGCACCAATCTCTGTGTTGATAGCTTCAACAGCAGCAGTAGCTTCACGACCAATACGTGAAACATCGCGACCACCTGATACTTGTGCTTCCTTAACACGGATAGCAATTAATGTATCTAATGCCTTAACTTGCTTGTCATACTCTGCGTTGACTTGTGCAATAGCTTCTGCTTGTAGGCGTGCATTTTCTGCTGGGATTGTGCTGAGTTCTTTGGCTTGCACTTCTGCAATTGCTTTGGCACGACTCTTATTAAGATCAAACAGTTTTTGCTGTGTTTCAATATAATCTTCAGCAGTGCCAACTAAGCGTAGATCCAACGCAAGTTTCTCGCCCATTGCTGTGGTTTCAACTTGTAGCTGTGCAATATTTTCTTTGATGCTTTGTAGGTTACGTGCGGCAGTTCTTGCTCTTGCTTCAGCTTCACGCTGTGCTTTCTTAGCTGACTTTTCAGCTTCTTTTTCAGCAGCAGCTCTAGCTTTGGCAGCTTCTAATAAACCACGTGCATCTGGTGGTGTGCCTAGGTCAACTTCACCTGGACCTTCTGGCAGTGCAATACTGTCTGGAATAGCTTTGTCTAACAGCATGTATGCACCTGCCGCAGCAGCAGCGCCAGCAGCTAGTGCGGCTAATCCAGCTGGACCACCCAGTGCTAACAGTGCAGCTTGTGCAACTGTTTGTGCTTTGGTAGCAGCACGTAATACTTGCAGTGCCTTAACAAAGTTCATTACCATTGCAACAGCGCGAGCGCCTAGCGCAAATGCAATCATTGCACCAATGAACTTGAATGCTACGCCAATGTTGTCGGCCAGCAATAGAATTAATTTTCTAATATATTCAAATACACCACTGCCTTTGTTGATTTCATCAAACATCAACATGATGTTATTTTTCAATACTGTGAATGCATCAGCAATAGTTGGTGTTGTTTTAGCAAAATCATCTTCAACACTAGCTGCCATTTGTTGTGTAGCAGCAATGATAACATCTGCTGTTAGCGCACCTTCTGTGGCTAGCTTACGCAACTCACCTTGACTTACGCCCAGTGCATCACTGAGCTTACGCATAAAGCCTGGAGCATTTTCCATTAGTGAGCGGAATTCATCGCCCTGCATCTTACCACTTGCCAATGCTTGACCAAACTGTAGAATAGCAGCACTGCTTTGTGCAGCACCTGCACCAGTTAGTTTAAGTGCTTTGGTAAATGTTTCAGTGGTTTGTGCAACTTGACTTTGACTTAGACCCAGCTTCTCACCAGCTAGTGCAATCTTACTGTAAAGATCACCTACGTCAGCTAATCCACTACGTGTTCTATCAGCAATGCCTGCAATTTGTGCAAATGCTTCATTGGCTTTCTCTTGACTGCCAGCTACAACTTGCAGTTTGTTTTGCAAGCCAGTTAGCGCACCTTCCATCTTAATGAATTGATCGATGGTGCCCACACCAATGATTGCAGCAAATGCACCTTGCAGTGTGCTGGCAACAGCAGAACCTTTGCGTTCAAAACTGCCCAATGAAGCTTCAGCACGTCTAATGCCTCGGTCAAAGTTACTGGTGTCTAAGACCAGCGCAACGCGGATTTCTTTAGCCATACTTTCTCACAATATTGTTAATTTCTTTTTCAAAGTATTCCAAACTTGGATCACTCATACCATTTGGAGCTTGTTTGCTCCAACCTTCATCTAAGCGGCCAGCATAAGCATAATCGCCTGAAATCTTTTTACCAACTGTGCGTGTGCGGCTGCGAGCATTGCCTGATCTAACCGGTGTTGTGTTTTTGAAGAATGTGCCTGTTTCTTGCCAAGCATCTACAATGCTGACTTCTAGATCACGTAGTAATTTGTTAAAATCCTTACTGTCTACCACGGGCATTTTTTACATTCTCCATTCGTTTACGCAAATCACTTTCATCGTATTTTACTGGTTTACCATTTGCCTTATCGCTTTGATTATTAATCCAACTTACAGCAACATCATAAACCCACAAATCAAATGTATTCGCGCGGTCTAACAATTCCGAAGGTAGCATACCATACCGTTCACCCAGTGCGTCCAACATGATTGCAATATTGAGCTCACTGCTACCTTCTCGGAGTGAACTACCGGTTACTTTCCCAGTTGTTCAACTACTTTATTAATGCAACGCACCATAACTGTAGCAGGCAACACTTCACCTTCACCAATCACAGGTTTACCTTCCTCATCAAGGATGAGTTCAGCACAAAATTCGATTAGTTCGGGGAAGCTATCTGATTCCGCAGTAACGTTGGCAAACTTGATAAACTTGGCTAGGGGCTGCTTGTCCCAAACCCAAAATTCAAGTTCTTCGTTATATTCTTTGATTGTTTCCTCGTCGTTGAGGACTACGCGGATTAGTTGTGGTTTGCTGGCTAAACTTTTGAGCTTCATATCTTGTTTCCTTTATACCTTTGATTTCATTTCAGCTGGATCTTCACGATCCTTTAGTGCATGTATTGCACTTAAACTAAAGCTCAGTCTATTTTGAGCTTTTTCAACATCTGCTTTTGCACAACGCAATTCAGCTTGTGCTTTAGCTATTTCTTGTTCAAGACTCTTCAGAATGTCCGGTCTCGAGTGTTCCTTCCAAATCTGCATTAGGTTCTTCCTTTACATCTATATTTATTGGTTTTGCGCTTTTCTTTGGTGTTTCACCTAGAAACTTAACGCCAAATTCCTGTTTGGTCCAACTGTCAGTGCCTGCGTTGAATACGTCATTGTCACCATGACTTTTAGCCCACTCACGGAATCTATTGACTGTTGTTTGTTTCATCATGTTCTCCTAATAACAAAGAGGAGTATGAGTTGCCCCATACTCCCCGCTGTTTGATTAAACAGTGCCTAC